GTTGTGGTACGCACTGTTATATTCGTCAGCTACCTTATCACTAATTGCTTTATTATTAGCGGAGTAATCCGCCACTGGAACAATGTACCAACTGAAAGACTACCTATACAGCATCAATCAATCCAAAAGGAACATCTTGGATGAAGATCCTGATGCACAAAAGAAGTATCCTCCGTACATTGTAAACAGGTGTCTCAGTTCTTTTACTGATACTATCTTGTTTTCTAATGAGATGAACAAAAACTCTCATCTACCAAACAAGCTTCAGTATGATTTTTTACTAAATAGTGTGAAACCAAGGAAACGTTTCTCTCCTTGGGCACGAAAAGATTCTATTGATTATCTTGATGTAGTAAAAGAGTATTATGGTTATAATGACGATAAAGCTCTACAGGCACTCAGGATTCTCACCAAGAATCAATTAGATAGTATTCAAAAATCATTGAGCAAAGGTGGTAAAAATGGGTGAGACAGAAGTCCAGTGGAAACAAACAGATATGGTAGAAGTGGTTCTTAATGAACCAGATGACTTTCTCAAGGTGAGAGAAACACTAACAAGAATTGGTGTAGCGTCACGCAAAGAAAGAAAAATTTATCAGTCATGTCATATCTTGCACAAGCAGGGTCGTTATTTTATTGTCCATTTTAAAGAATTGTTCGCCCTTGATGGAAAGAAAGCAAACATCTCTTTAAATGATGTACAACGTCGTAATCGTATTGTACAACTATTAGTTGACTGGGGACTTGTAAATATTTCTACAGAGAGTCAGGAAAAGATCGCAGATCTAGCACCTTTGAATCAAATTAAAGTGTTAAGTTTTAAAGAGAAAGGTGAGTGGACGCTTGAAAGCAAGTACAATATTGGTCGTAAGAAACAAGAAGTAGAATGAAATGGAAATCAGATGCCAATGGGTTGTGGTCTTGGAATAGACACCCTGATGGATTGAAATCTTTTTCTGATAATCCTCCTACTTCAGTTGATGAAGCTATCAACCGTAAAACTAATATGTACAAAAGACCAGATGGTACTATTAGAACACTGAGAGCTAAGTCAAGAGCTAAACCTTACAAGGGTTTGCAGTTTGAGGATGAGAATTATGAAAACAGAAAATCTAATAGAGGTAATCCTTCTAAGAGAGGTGACAACGAGAAATTAGTAACTCCTGATAAAGCACTTAGAAATGCAGCATACCGTAAGATGGCTAGGATTGCTGCTATAGGTAAAGTAGCACATCATGGATTACCTGTTAGTTACCTTGCTAATGCTGAACGTGAAAAACCTGGCATAATAAAAGCATACGAACTTGTCTATGGTGAAGGTAAAGTAGGTCATACACCTGATGCTTTAATTGAAATGACACATGAAGATCATGATTACTTACACAACGTTTTAGAACCAACTTACGAACGTTCTATTAACAATGCTGGTAAAGATACAGATGCAATCCTTGGTAGAATAAACCGCAATTTTTAATACGGTTCTCCACTATTAAAAGTTTAGTGTAAATGTTTAAATAATAATGTGATGCCTTATGGGTCACATGTAAACGTCGCTTTTATAGGACAATGGTAACATTTAATTGGGAAACTTATACTCCATTCACATTAGGATTTGATGAAACATTCAGTAGACTTGAAGCTCTTGCGGGAACAAGAGACAACTATCCTCCACACAATGTCGTTAATGGATCTGATGGTAGAACCATTCTGGAACTCGCTCTTGCAGGATTTTCAAGAGGAGATATTCAAGTGGAGACAGAACGGAATGTTCTAACTGTTTCAGCAAACAAATCTTCTAAGGAAGAAAAACAATACCGACATAAAGGTATTTCACAAAGATCTTTTTCAAAGAACTGGCAAATGGGAGATGATGTTGAAGTTGAGAAAGTAGATTTTGAAGATGGTCTACTATCCATCACTTTGAAAAAAGAACTACCCGATAAACAAAAACGAAAGAAACATTTTTAAATGAAAACGGGCACTTGACGGTGCCCTTTTTTAGTGTTAAACTTATAGCTGACTCACGAAAACTATGGCGGTATCAATCATAACGTTAAAAACGGGTGATCGCATCATCACTGAGTTGAAAGAGATTTTTGATGGAGAGGGAGATGACAAAAAAGGCATCTGTCTTATGATGGAAGATCCTTACATCTTAAATCTTGATGGTGCCACTCCTCAATATTTGACAGAACAACACGGTATGGAGTATCAAGTTCGTTTCAGTAAGTGGAATCCATATTCTCCTGACTGGCAATTTAAACTTCCATATGATAGTGTAATGACTATTAGTAATCCAGAACCAGGATTAGAACAAGCATGGAAACAAAAACTACAAGAAAAAAAGGAACTAGAAAATGACGGAACAAGTGCAACTGAAAACTAATCATAATATTCGTGTTGTAAATCTTACAACTGGAGAAAATGTTCTTTGCATGTTTGGCGAAGTTCGTGGAGAAGATGAAAAGGTAATTGGATATCGTATGTTGTATCCATATAATTTGAGTCTTGGTGCTGAAAATGAGGATGGAACTATTCCTATTTCATATACACGTTGGTGTCCTTTCTCTCCAGTAGAAGAACATCGTCTTGGTGGAGAACATATCATCAGTGTTGTGTATCCAGACAACGGTATTGTTGACAATTTTGCAAAAAGACTTCGTGAAGTTGGTTTAACTGATGAACAAATTTTCTTTCCTAAAGAGGTAACTGATGGAGATAACAGCAAACCTGCTGAAACTGCAGAATGAATGGATCGTCGCTCAAGTTGAACCAGTAGAGGGAGACACATTACCAGGTGACCCTGATGTTTGGCTAGTTGAACCTTATGTGGTAGACTACGAAGGTCAACTATGTCCATGGGCAGAGCACTCATCTGAACGTGAATTCAACGTCAGGTCATCTGATTTGTTGGTAGTGACTAATCCTAGCAAGGCAATCCTTGCTCGTTATATTGAATGTCTTGAATGAATTTTTACACTAGTGTGGAACAAGCAGGTAATCGCTTGCTTGTACGTGGTTATGAGAATGGCAATCGCTACAGCGTTAGGGTTCCTTTTAATCCTACGCTGTTTTTGCCTACAAAGAATTATTCTGAATGGCGTACACTAGAAGGAGATTGTGTAGAACCACATAAGTTTGGTTCTATTCAAGAAGCTCGCGAGTTTATTAAACAGTACAAAGAGGTTCCTGATTTTGACATCTATGGTAACTCTCGTTTTTTGTATCAATACATTGCTGAACAACATCCTGAGGATCAAGTAAAGTTTGATAGCAGCAAAATTCGTGTCTTTAATATTGATATTGAAACTGCTGCTGAAAATGGTTTTCCTGATATAGAATCTGCCGATCAGGAGATTCTTGCTATCAGTATTAAGGATAGTTTCTCTGGTCGCATCACTGTGTTTGGAGCTAGACCATTTGATAATAAAGATCCTATGGTGGATTACATGCACTTCAGATCTGAAGAAAGTATGTTGGGAGCGTTCCTTGATTTCTGGCAAGAAAATTATCCTGATGTAGTTACAGGATGGAATGTGCAGTTGTTTGATATGCCGTACATTCACAATCGTGTTAATCGTATCATGGGCGAGAAGTTTGTAAAACTTTTGTCGCCGTGGAAACTTGTATCACAACGTGAGATCTTTATTAAAGGTCGTAAACAATTTGCTATTGATACTCTTGGTATCTCGTGTCTAGATTATCTTGAGTTGTATAAGAAGTTTACTTACACCAACCAAGAATCATATCGTCTTGATCATATCTGTTCTGTTGAACTAGGTGAGAAGAAACTAGATCACTCTGAGTATGATACATTCAAAGAGTTCTATGAAAATAACTGGCAGAAGTTTATTGAGTACAACATCCATGACGTTCGTCTGGTTGATAAACTAGATGATAAGATGAGGTTGATAGAACTCGCATACACCATGGCATATGATGCCAAGGTAAATTATGAAGATGTGTTTAGTCAGGTTCGTATGTGGGACAACTATATCTACAACGAACTAAACAAACGCAAGATTGCAATTCCTCCTAAAAAGGAAAGTGCTACTAAAACTGAAAAATATGCTGGTGCTTATGTCAAAGAACCGATTCCTGGATTCTATGACTGGGTGGTGTCTTTTGATCTCAACAGTCTGTATCCTCATCTCATCATGCAATATAATATCTCCCCAGAAACGCTCCAAGATACCAGACATTCATCAGTCACAGTTGATAAAATACTTGATCAAAAGGTAGAGATTGATGGTGAGTTTTCTGTGTGTGCTAACGGAGCACAGTATAGAAAAGATAAGCATGGATTTCTTCCTGAGATGATGCAAAAGATGTATGACAGTCGTGTCATCTTCAAGAAGAAAATGATCAAGGCAAAGCAACAGTATGAAAAAACTCCTACTGTTGAATTGATGAAAGAGATTGCTCGCTGTAATAATATTCAGATGGCAAAGAAGATCTCTCTTAACTCTGCCTATGGTGCTATCGGTAACGAACACTTCAGATACTATCGTCTTGCAAATGCCGAAGCTATCACATTGTCAGGTCAGGTATCAATCCGATGGATTGAGAACCGTATGAATGATTACCTAAATAAATTGCTCTCCACTGAAAAGGAGGATTATGTCATTGCATCCGACACTGACTCAATCTATCTTAATCTCGGACCTCTTGTTGATAAATTTTTTAGTTCTAAGTCTGGCGACAAAACAGCAATTGTGGCGATACTTGACAAGATCTGCCAAGAGAAACTGGAACCTTTTATTGAACGTTCATATCAAGAACTTGCGAATTATGTTTCAGCGTATGACCAGAAAATGAGTATGAAGCGTGAGAACATTGCTGACCGTGGTATCTGGACTGCGAAGAAGCGATACATTCTTAACGTTTGGGACAGTGAGGGAGTTAGATATAAAGAACCCAAGATGAAAATTATGGGTCTTGAAACAGCAAGGAGTTCTACTCCTGCTTATTTTAGGGACAAGTTGTATGCAGCGTTTAAAATTATTATCGGCAAAACAAATGATGAACTTATCAATTTTATCAATGCAGTCCGAACAGAAACAAAAGAGCGACCCTATGAAGAAGTCGCCTTTCCCAGAGGAGTTAACAACCTTGCCAAGTACCGTCACCCAAAGGAAATCTACCAAAAAGGAACACCCATCCACGTAAGAGGTGCCCTACTTTACAATTGGTACGTAAAGCACTATAATGTAGAAAACAAACATCCTCTCATCCAAGAAGGTGAGAAGATTAAATTCATGTATCTCAAGACACCAAACCCAATTCATGAGAATGCTATTAGTTTCTTCGGTGAATTACCTAAAGAGTTTGGTATTGAAAAATACGTGGACTATCAAACACAGTTTGAGAAATCATTTCTTGAACCACTAAAGAATGTACTACAATGCATTGGTTGGAAACATGAAAAGACCATTGCAATTAGTAATTTCTTTGAATAATTATGTACAATTTTATGAGGATTAAATAATGGGATTCTTGGATTCTGTAATTAAAGACAGTGGAAATGAATTTGCTGGTCTGGTTAGTGAAGGAGTTGCTGCTGGCGACATCACTAACTATGTTGATACTGGGAGTTATATCTTTAATGCCTTGGTTAGTGGTTCGTTGTTTGGAGGTCTTCCTGCCAACAAAGTTACAGCCTTGGCAGGAGAATCAAGCACTGGTAAGACTTTCTTTGCTCTTAGTGTCGTTCGTAATTTCCTTGATTGTAATCCTACAGGTGGCGTCATCTATTTTGAAACTGAGTCCGCCATTTCCCGTGACATGATTGAGTCTCGTGGTATTGACAGTTCTCGTATGGTGCTGTTTCCTGTTGCTACTATTGAAGAGTTTAGAACACAAGCTTGTCGTATTGTTGACAAGTATCTGAAAGAACCTAAAGATAAACGTCAACCTATGATGTTTGTTCTTGATAGTCTAGGTATGCTTTCTACATCTAAAGAGATGGAAGATATTGCGAATGACAAACAAGTTCGTGACATGACTAAATCACAATTAA